AGAATCAAAGATCAATTGATTGAATTTCATCCGATTATTTTCAGCAGAGAAATGGATGCAAATGTTTACAAAACATTTAAAATTTTTGCGTCAAAATTAAGGGAAGATCAACGGTTTGAAATTCGAGAAATATTCAGAGCCCATATTCTCGAAGAATATGCTCACAAAAGACACTGGACTATACAACAAAATGCCGACAACAAAATTGCAAGCGCTGAATTGTTAGTTGTCACGGATGCAGAAAGTTTTTTTAAGTATGTCATAAAGCCAAACGCAACGAGGAGACTGCCGACAAATGCCCAATTCAAAAGAAGATTTAAATCGGGAAACTTTACTTGATCTTTCAAGCATTTTACCGTATCCGAAAAACAATCGAACCCATCCTAAAAAACAAATCGAAACTATTGCAAAAAGCATTAAACAGTTTGGTTTCAATCAGCCGATAGTAATAGATGAGAAAAACATAATTATTATCGGGCATGGACGATTCGAAGCGGCATCTTTCCTCAAAATGAAAAAGGTGCCTTGTATTAAATTGATCAATTTATCCGAAGAGGAAAAAAGAGCATATAGAATACTCGATAACAAGCTACAGAATGACAGCGATTGGCAACTGGATAATTTACAAGACGAATTTAATTGGTTAACTGCGAATGAATTCAATTTAGAAGAATGGACGCTTGATGATTTATTCAAATTCTTTCCAAAAGAAGAAATTGATTTTAATGAGGATTCTTTTCAGACACAGGAGACTGACGCAGAACACGCTATCCAACTCGGAGACGTGATAAAATTAAACAAACACACTGTGACGTGTGCGGATGCTACCGAGTTTTGGTATACTGATTTACAAACTGTTCTTTTAATAACTGATCCACCGTATGGAGTGAACTATGATCCCGCGTGGCGTAAGGAGGCGGGCGTTAATAAAAATGAGAAGAAACTCGGCAAAGTTGCAAATGATGACAAGGCAGACTGGCGAGAAGTTTGGCAAAGTATCAATGCTCAAGTTGCTTATGTTTGGCATGCTAGCTCTAAAACAGAAATCGTTCTGGACAGTTTAAGAGCCGCAAATTATCTCGAAGTTTCTCAAATTATCTGGAACAAGGATCGATTCACATTGGGTCGCGGTGATTATCACTTCAAACACGAGCCATGCTGGTATATGGTCAAAAAAGGCAAGAAACACAATTGGCAAGGAGCCAGAGATCAATCAACTGTTTGGGATATAAAAGCGCGAGACGATGATGGTTGGGGACATGGCACACAAAAGCCCATTGAATGCATGTTAAGACCGATTTTGAATAATACCAAGGAAGGCGACATCATTGCAGATCCCTTTCTTGGGTCTGGCACAACCCTGATTGCTGCTGAGAAGTCAAAAAGAGTTTTATACGCTACTGAACTCGAGCCAAAGTATTGCTCTATTATAATCGAACGATACAAAGATTATTGCCTGAAAAATGGCATTAAATGTCAGATCACTATAAATGATTCGCCCTACTGTGATCTTTAGGTAATATTAAATGACACCTAAAAAAAAGGGCAGACCTAAACATTCTGTCACTGATCAAAATAAATCTTTGGTGAAGTTTGCAAAAATTGCAGGCGTCACAAATAACCAACTCTGTGAATTGTTAAATATCTCTTCGGTGAATACATTGAAGAAATACTATAAAACGGAGCTGGAATTGAGCGAAGGAGTTCTGAATGCCCAAATTGCAGGCAAACTCTACCAAGAAGCCATGAGTGGGAACACATCGTGTTTGATCTTTTGGGCGAAATCGCGAATGGGTTGGAGCGATAAAGGCGCACAGCCAACTGACAATGAGATCGTTGTGACGGTGAAAAACCCGAAACATAAGAATCACGATCCAAACGCTATCGAAAGAGCGTTGAATGAATCTTGATTTTGATGTTGAGCCATGGTTGGGCAATTTAATTGATGATCAATATCATGAAGAATTGGCAGTTTCGGCAGGGCTTGGTTCTGGAAAAACGCATGGCGCTTGTCAGTGGGCGATTCATCGCTGCATGGTGAATCACCGTTCCCCAAAGATGGCTTTTACCGAGCCGCTTTTTAGACTTTTACGAACGGCAGCCATCCCGACATTTCGCAAGGTTTTAAACGCGCTGGAATGGTCGGAGGGTTCTGATTTTGAGGTGAATCAGGGTGCGCCAGTGCCGAGCATAAAATTGAAGCGCACCAAGCAAGAAATTTTACTTTTCAGCGCGTCAACGCCCCAAAGCATTGTTGCCGATGAATATCATTCTTACGTCATGGATGAGGCGGGCGAATCTGAAGAACTGGCTTTCCAAAACTTACAAGCCAGAACTCGGTGCAGTCAAGCAACCGTTCGCCAAGGGTTGCATGTTGGAGCGCCGCAAGGGATAACGCATTTCGCGAAACTCTTTGGCAATGAATCCGAAGGCGGCGAGCAAGGTTGGAAAGAAATCGCGCCGCGAGATTTTTCTCATAAGAGATTATCCCGCCGAAGAATTCAATTAAGGACTTTTGATAATCCTTATGTCAATGGCGGCGATGTTCTCGGCTATTGCAAGCGATTAAAACGGCAATATGGGCACAACGCGGCACTGGTCAATTCATACATTTACGGCATCTTTTGCCCGTTGTTTGCTGGCGGCGCTTACAATTTTATTCCATCGCGGCATGTAATGCCCGAAGAATTTGAGCCCGATCCATTTAGAACTTTATATTTAAGTTTTGATTTTAACGCTTATCCGATGGCGTGGGTGGCGGCGCAGGTGGTTCCGCATGAAGGCGAAATGGTTTATCTAATAACGAAAGAAGCAAAGAAAGATTTGCAGGGACTGGATGAGGCGCTTTTTGATTTTGTAAAACGGTTTCCGCGTTCTGAATGGAAAACGTCAGAGATTCGAGTATATGGTGATCGAAGCGGTCATGCTTCGCATCATCGCGTGAAGTTGTCGGACTATGATTTTATCAGAAAAGAACTCGGAACAATTTACAAAAATGTTTCAATTCAGGCAAGCAAGTTAGTTGCGCCAGAATCTGAAAGCGTTGATTCATGCAATCGGCTTTTCCATCTTGGTCGGTTGATGTGCAATCCATCATGCTTACAACTCCAAAAGAGTTGGCAGTCTATGAGGTGGAAAGATGGAGAAAGAAAATTGCACAAACCGAGCGGCGAAACGATCTCGCACGTTTCCGACGCAACCAAATATTTAATATATCAACTCGAAGTGCTTGATGCGCTTCAAACGAGAAAACGAACTTATGGCGTCAACATATAATTTTTATCAGCATCCAGATTTCGAAATGATGCGCCCGTATTGGGAACAATACCGCGATCTTTTCGAAGGCAAGCATAAAGTTATGACTTCAAGCAAATATCTGCCGTATCATCAACTGGAATTGCAACGCGAAAATCAAGATGCAACTTTGAACTTTCCAACAAGCGCAGTGAGGCAACGATCAGAGTTGCGAGCGATCAGGGTGCAAAATACAAATTACACGAATTTCATTTGTCCCATTTTAGATATCTGGAAAGGCTTATATTTCCGAAAAGATGTTTATTTTAGCGAAGATGCTCTGGAAATGTTAGGCGATGCGCTTGATGATATTGACGGCGAAGGTTGCAGCTTGCAAGGTTTCTTGCGAGATGAAATCTTTGAAAATGATTATCTTTATGGGCGCCCGATCATTTTAGTTGATGCGCCGAGCGCTGATACAAATAATCCGCGAGCTTACTTCACAATTCTTGATCCATTATCGGTGAAAGATTGGCATCAAGACGAAACAGGCAAATTGCAGTTTATCCGTTGGGAATATGTCGCAATTCCTGAAAGGCAATCGCCGCAAGATGAGCCGAAAGAAAAACTTTTTACAAGAATTTTACAACTTACAGAACGCGGATTTACGTCAGCGATTTACAGCGCCGAGAAAGATGATTACACCGCGGAGGTGAAAGCGTGGCATTTAGAGCAAGAGCCTATTGAAATCACGGGATTTGACTCGCTGCCGATTGTTTGGAAGCGTTTCGGAGAAAGCGCCGTCAAAGATTACAGCGAAGAGATCTTGCGACATCATAAACTA